TAAGGTTGATGGTCAAGATTATGGCATCACTTGTATCTTGGATGCAGACGGTCTTAGGATGGAAAAGAGGATCGAGCTAAGAGGGGAGTTTGCATGAGCATACTTGCAACAGTAAGAAACAGACTTGTTTCTAACAACGACCTCAATACAGCCGCCACTGGTGGCATCTACGTTGACGTATCGCCTCCAGAAGAATACAGACCTAACGTTGTATTCTACAGTACATACGAAGACGTAGAAGATTGCTTGACTCACTTTGAATCATGGCAGACCGTCTCACTTAGGTTTGAATCTTCGGCGACATCGCGAGAAGCTGCAGAGAGCTTAATGATCAAGCTTGAAGCGGCGCTCAACGGTTATCGGGGACAAGCTGACGGTGACAACATATTCGTCAACGGCGTTAAGAGAAAGAGCGGTCGTATCCACCTAGTGGACTCACCGCAAGACGGCACTGATCAGTGGATGTTCAGGACGGTTATGAACTTTGACGTTAACTATTACTTTATCTAGGAACTTTACAATGGCAGCATATTACACCGGCGAAGGTGCAACGATTGCTTTTACTAACACGGACGACGCGAATGTTGACCGCGTTGCTGGTGCGGGACACGAAGTGGTAGCAACCGTGCTTTCGGAACGAACTTACTGCATCCGAAGCATGTCACTCCCATCCTTCGAGCGTGACAAAATCGATATCTCCTGCTTAGATAGCCAAGGCTTCAAAGAGTACATGGCTACTTACTTAGCAGAGCCAGGAGATCTGGAAGTTGTCGTGCGATTCGACGGCGAACTTGGACTTGAACTTGAGCACTTGGGATACCAAGGCCCTGCGTCAACCAACGGTTCATCTGAGATGACTGTTACCTTGACCTTCGACCTGCTCGACGGGCAAGCAACCGCAGCATCGCTTAGCGGCTCATGCTTCATCAAAGGCATTAGCCTTAGCGAGATGAACGGAACCAGCTTGGTTGAAATGACTATCTCGGTTTGTCTTGACGGACGGATCGCACCAAGCTTCACTGAAGCAACTTACCTTCCATAGTATTTAACTTGGCGGTAAATAACACGGAGGGGTTCACTGTGAGCCCCTCCTTCTTTTAACCTTTATTCAGGAGATACTGTAGTGGGAAGTTACGGTAAAGTTGAATTGAGGCCTTCGACTGGCAGGAACCTATCGAATGGCAGAACTATAGAGCGACACTATTACATAGTGTTGTGGGACGGACGTCAAGTTGGAATCAAGAGCAAGCACTTCAGTGCTCCTGTCCAGTGGACGTCAAAATTACCAAAGGAAATTCAAGATCACGTAGTGTCTGAAGTTCGTGAACTGCTTGGCGACTCAGCCAAGGGCGGCACGATGAAGGGCGTGTGGGATCATGAAGTAGAACCAGAAACCAAACCACAGGGAGACGGACTCGATGACATCTTTAACTAGAGAAAAGTTACTGGCGCTCAAGCCAAAGGTTACTAAAAAGGAAGTAGAGGGAGTTGGCACTGTATGGCTGAAGCCTCTCGACGAACTTACTCGTAGCCGACGAATTGCCGCTATGTATGACGACAAGGGTAACATTGATCGCAATGCTGCAGAGCAACGACGTGCAATGCTTATCATTGATCACTTGTGCAATGAAGACGGAACTCCGATGTTCACTAAGTCTGATCTCCAAGAGATCCTATCGTTAGATGGGGTCAGCCTAGATAAAATTATTGACGCTATTCTTGGATTCAATGACGAATACGAGGGAAACGCACTCAGCGAGTAAATGTGATCAAGGCTCACTTTGCTCGTAACCACAGATTCCGATGGGCGTTCCGTATATGTGAGGAACTAGGGATCGATGATCCTGCCCATTGGATGAACTGCGTTGACCCGACTGTCCTTGATTCTTGGATTGCTTACTTCACACTCAAGTACGAGGAAGAGAAGGCTGCATTCGAGAAGAGTCAGAAAGGTACTCACACTGATTCCAAGACGGCACTTGATTCGTTAATGAAACAAGGCAGGAAGAAATGAGTGAAAGCATAATGGACTTCTCCAAGTTTTTGGAGAAGGTCGCGAAGAGACTCCAAGATAACATACTCTTGGAGATGAGGGATAACGCCGCCGAGAAGCTGGCACGCATGGGACAGGCTACTGTCCGACGTGAGCTTCGCAAGGCAGGCATCAAGAGGTCTACCGAGACGGGGACACACCTTGGACGAAGTGCCAAGCAGAGAGCAAGCCGAGAGCGTTACGGCTCTGTCTTAGATACGGCAAGAAAGGTCGCAGAGACGACACAATCTTATTCGCACGATATCGCTGTTCGTGCAGGGGTCAAGAAAGAACGAGCCCACGTCGGCCGATTCCGTGACCTTGGTACAAACGCCAACAGAAACAACTGGGGCGTTGACTCAGGAGCACCCGTGCCAGCAACTAACTGGATGGGCAAGGCCAGAAAGCTTATGGACTCATCTGCTCCATCTGTTATCAAGAAGGCCTTGAAGAAGTCGTTACGTAAACAAGTCAACATTCACGGTGCAAAGGTATTGAAGAAAAATGGCAAGCGGTGATCCAAGATACAACGTTTACTTAGGACTGAAGTTTGATCAGTTCACTAAAGGTGCAAGTGAGGCCAAGCGCGTAGGCAAGAGCATTGACAAGATGCTTGCAGGCCTTGAGCGTAACACTAACAACGTAGCTATTGGCGAAAAGAAACTCGCACGTATGCGTCGTGATGGAAAGATCAGCACGCAACAATATGAATATGCTATCGCTCGTCTTCGCATGGCGAAACATAAGGACGACGAGAAGACTAAGAACTACATTAGATCAACAAGCAAAGAAGTCCAGCAGCACTTGGCTGCAGAGCGAGCCAGCAACAGGCACGCGAAGGCTCTCGAGAATCTTAACCGCCAGAAGAAGATTTCCAACCTTGGCCGCGTTGCCATGGCTGGTGCTGTTACAAGCGGCTTAGGAATGGGCGGAAAGTACGCTGGTGCTGCTCGAGCAGGTGCTGGTATCGGATTGATGCGTGGCAGCGGACTGATGGGCACTGCTGGGTTTGCTGGCGGCATGATGCTTGCGACTGGTGCCATCGGCGGTGCAAAGAAGTCGATTGCTGCTTATGCAGAGCTTGAATCACAGGCAATGAAGTTGAAGACATTGTTTGGTGAGGGCGTAGCACTGCCTATGATTCATGAGTTCAAAGAGTTGGCTAGGCAGACGCCTCTCACAACCAAAGGACTCATCGACTCCGCAGTCATCTGGAAGTCCTACGGTAACACTACCGATAACATCACTGAGCGAATGAGAAGGTTCGGTGACATCTCTGGTGGTAACGCTGAGAAGATGAGGCTGTTGACCATCGCTGTTGCTCAGGTGAATGCACAGGGCAAGTTGATGGGCCAAGAGAAGAACCAGTTGATCAATGCTGGGATGTCTCTCAAGGAAGTTGCTAAGGCTGCAGGTATCGAGATGGAAGACTTTGCTGATGCCATGAAGGCCGGCAAGATTTCCGCAGAGCACCTGAATCAAGCTATCGTTAACATGACAAGCGAAGGCGGATCTCACTTTGGATTCATGGCTGACCAAGCTGAGACGCTGCTTGGCAAGTCGGAGATCATGAAGAACACTTTCGGCGAGATGTTCGCAGAGTTTGGACGCATGGCCGACAAGACGGGAATGTTCGACTTGTTCCTAGATCCAATGACTGGAGTTGCTGGTGCACTCCGAGACATGGCTTCAGCTATCGCTGACATCGGCGAAGGGATCGCCAAGGTCAAAGATGAGACTGGGCAAACAATCGTTGACCCTGCTGCCAAGTCTGTTCTTGACTTAGACAAGAACATTCAATCAACAGACACGTATCGCGGGAGTTCACTCTTCGGGTCAGTTGAGAATCCATACCACAATGCGAAGAACGCCGACGCTATGAAAGCACAGGCTGAATACAATCGCAAGTATGGCACGATGGGAGACGCCTACAAGACGTCTGAGGGCGAGCGTAAGGCCGCTGAAAAGGATCGTGCACTTCAGGCCGCATTGCGTGCCGCAGAGGCTAAGAAGCAGCGTGAGGCTGCTCAGGACGCCGCTAG